TGTTGCATTCCATATCTTGTTTTGAATCCGATTCTTGGTTGGAAATCGCTTTCGCCAACTGCCTTGACCATTGTCAAAGGAACGTATGGGCAATAGAAAAGTCCTGCGTCATAAGGATTACTTCCTCTGTAACCAACACATGCGAAATCAACAGTTGCATAAGGATCTATGTAGACCTTTAGCTTACCGTTAAGAACACCTGCGAATGTGTTACCTGTGTCGTCAACATTTAAGTCTGTTGATAACGCTGGAGTATAATCCATATTACCAGCTGCTGCTAGAGCTGAAGCTACGTCTGAAGAAACGATAACAAAGTTACCTTTTCCACGTCTTGTTTCTTTAGCAATAACATTAGCTTCTCTTTCGAGTTGCATGATAAGACCTTTAAATCTTTCAACCATCCATCTACCATCTGAGTCAGTGTTGACGTCAAAGATACCGGATACTGCTGTTGAAGTTTGTAAAGCACCGATTTTAGCTTTAGTTAGAATTGTTCTAACAACTTCCCTGTTGATTTCCGCTAGGATCTCAGCAGATAGGATGTTAGCTAATTCGCCTTCAGCGTCTAAACCGTGGATTGCTTTAAGGTCTTGTGCTAATTCCATTGTGTACTCAGCTTTTAGCGCTCTTGATCTAGCTTCTACAGTTGCTTTTTCAATTGAGAAAGCCATTTCACCAAAGTTTACACCACTAGTATTACCTAGTTGTTCTGCCCTTGATGTTGCCATTGCTCTACCGAATGTAGATACAGTGTCAGCTTCGTCTGCAATTGTACCATCTGTGTCAGCGTCAGTTACACCACTTAACCCTGTTGGGTCAGCTTGGTGTGAAGGAGCTGCTGGTGAACCACCCTGATCTCCTGAGAAATCAGTATCAGCTTCGTCTAAACCTAAAGCTTCTGCTCCGCCTTGTGTTGAGTACTTTGACTTCATTGCAAAGATTAAACCTGTTGGTCCAGTCATTGGCTGAACACCACAGATATCGTATGCAATCAAGTTTGGCATTGCTCTTCGGACAAGAGAAATCAATACTGGATCAAAGTTTGAGATATTTGAACCAGTTTGGTTAGCTGGAGCAGCCTCAGAAATCATATTTCCTTGCATCTGCTGAGCTTCTTGTCTTAGGGCAACTTCTTGGTTTTCTAACAATCTAGCTGTAACAGCTTTCTTGTAACGGTCCTTAATTTCTGGTGCACTTTCATGCTCTAAAACTGGACCCCATTTTTCGATTAATTGTGAATCTGCATTAAACATTTTTAGTTTTCCCCTATATGTTTACTTATTAAATTTAGTTATAGCTTGTGTGTATCTAGCCATAGGATCTGACATATCAACTTCTTGATTATCTTCGCCTAAGAGACTGTCTACTTCATCAACTGATTCATTAACTTCTGGTTTAAAGTATGATTCTTTAACAGTATTAACTTTCATTTCAAAGTTTTCTTTGTTATCAAAATCGATATCTTCTACCAAAGATGCTAATTTTTCAGCTTCTGTTTCAGCAAGCCCTGAAGATGCTTCTCGTACTACCTCAGCTCTCTCGTATGATTGAACTTTATTAAATAATTCGATTGAATCTTCTGTGGATTTATTGAGCTGTCCTTCTAGTTCAGAAACCTGTGAATTTAAATCTTCCACTAGATCATCTTTTCCTTCTGGAACTTCAATATAATGCTCTTTGAATACTGTCTGTAGTGATGACATGAATTCTTCAGCTATTTCAGTTCTTAAACCTTCAGTAACTGCTAGTTCATTATCCTTCATCCAGTTTTCAACTACATAGTTTAGGTATGAATCTACCTTCTCGACTAATCCGTTCTGAATATCAGTAACTTCTTCTTCGAGGTTTTGCGCGTATTCGCTTTCTAGTCTTTCAACTTCAGATGAAAGTTTAGATGTTAACACTGCTTCAAAAATAGCTCCAGCTTTTCCTCTGAATTCATCAGAAAGTGTAGCTTCTTCTGCGACCAATGCATCTAAATCTTCTTCGAAGTCAACTGATTCAACTTTAGCTTTAGCCTTAATGCTCTTATCACCTTCGTGCTTAACAACATCTGCAGCTTTCTTAACTGAACCGTCATCTTCTGATTCGTCCATTTTAGTCATTTTAGCAAATAACTTTTGTGCGTCTTCTTTTCTAGCCTTTTTCAGCATTTCAACAGCAGCTTGGATTACACCAGCTTTAGTTTTTGGAACAGCAATTTCTTTGACTTTAGATTCATG